CATTAGGATTTTTTCTGGTACGACATTTAGCAGAAAAATTAAAAAAGGGACGCACATTATGCGCCCCTCTATTTTTACGCTGGAAGAATCAACATTGCAACATTTGAAATTTTCTTTAGTTTAATCGCTTGGTATTTCGTCAAAGTAATCTGCGAAGTTCCTCCAAGATTTGTGCCATTTCGTGTATCATATACAGCGGGTAGATTTGTAAATTTAATTGTTAAATCTCCGGCTTCGCTATTATATATTACAGTCTCCCAGAAAGTATCAAGTCGGGTATTGAATTCTGGGCCATCGATTTCGAGTATGTAACCAGTGCCGTATATCCAGTTAAAAATACCACCAAATGCTTTTGTTATATATGCAGTAGAAGCTGTATCAATAGCGGCTTCTGGCATATACACAATTTCGTCAGCAACCTTAGCTCTTGTAACGCTTTTGTCTGCCAACAGATTAGTTCCTACGCTTCCATTGCTATTAGGTATTGCACCGACATTAGCAGCATTGATATTGACATTTCCATTTCCATCTGGCGAAGATGAATTAACACTTTTAACAGTGCCTACATTTACGTTTCCAGCGTTATCCGGTGTAGCTCCGTTAACGCTTTTAACAGTGCCAGCATTTACGTTTCCATTGTTATCCGGTGAATTTCCATTAACGCTCTTAACAGTGCCAGCATTTACGTTCCCAGCGCTATCCGGCGTATTGCCGTTAACACTTTTCACAGTGCCGACATTAACGTTACCGTCAGTCGGCGTAATGCCGTTTACGCTCTTAACAGCATTGAGCTGTACATTACCGCTTGAATCAGCACCAACACCGTCAACGCTCGTAACACCGCTAACTTGTGGCAAGTTAACATTACCGCTTGCATCGGGCATACTTCCGTTAACGGACTTTACAGTACCGACATTCACGTTGCCCTCCGTAGGCGCAATCCCATTGACGCTACTAACAACAACCGTTGTATCCGGAACAGCCCCAACATCTTCCGCTGTCAGAGTAACCTCTCCACCAGCATCCGGCTTCTTTCCATTAACGCCGCTAACAAATCCCTCAAAGCTCGAAGCGTCAATCGTTACATTGCCATTAACAGGTTTAATGTTATTAACGCTAAACACAGTATTTTCGTTTAGGTTATTCACGTTTCCGATAACTTCATTCAACTTGCCAACAAACTTACCAAGCATTTCATAATAGCTAAGCGCGTCAGTATAGACAAGAGGAAGCACTTTCTGACACCAGAAATTTTTAACAAATTCAATCATGTAATTACACCTCCAATTACATTATCTGCAAAATTACTTCTGACGTATTAAACGTCCGCTGCACCGCGCTTGAGTTTACAACATACTGAATTGTAAACGTATCAGCCACAGGAGCAGCCGCGTTACCACTCGTAATCTGAATCACGTTATCAAATTCAGTAATGCCAAACGGCTTCTTATTTATCACGATAGCTTTCAAAAAATTCACCTCACCAAAGATACATGAATAGAGAACGCAAGTCACGAATAATCATCATATCGATATTCAAAAACGATTTACGAAAATCCATCAACTTCTTCGCGTAATTCTCTCCACCTGCTTTACCGCTGACGTACTCAATATACTGTTCTGTCGTGCTGATGTTATTATTAACAGTTCCACTATTGCTGCTACTCCCAGCATTAACACTCTCGCTTGAATCTTCATTCTTCGCTTTACCAGCAGAGCTAAGATACGTCTCCGTATCTACGCCCTCCAATCCTCCCTGCGGAGTATCAGAAAACATATTATAAGCAATGGAATTTCTATCGACCTTGCTTGTCTCACTATTCGCTGTAACGCTTTCGCTTTTACCGGTGCTTTCATTATTGCTGCTACCACTTCTTTGTGTCTTTAAATCCACATCAACCAAAGGGTTGAAAGTAAGCAGTTCACTCTTATAAAGCTGATTATAGTACGGCATAATATCATTCAACTTAGCCTGCATTTTCAGCTTCCAAAGTCCTACAGTTTCCAGTCCAATTTCCTGTGTGTAGTAATGCAACAGAATTTTGCTTTCAAGAGCTGCCCTATAATTTTCATCGAATATAGGGTATTCAAAGTCGAACACTTTAGCTCTGCTATCAGCAATTACTTTTCCTACATCTGTGAACCCTACGCTCTCCGTCATACCAGCATACGTTTCGCAGATATATCTAACTTCGGTGGTATACTTAGACATACATCATACCTCCACGAAAGTTCTTTGTGTATGTGCATTTCCAGCAACAATAGTTACATCGCCATCTTCGCTACCTGTCGGGAGCATAACCTCGTTGTCAAGCTCGCGGTAGTCCTCACGATAACTAACTTCGATATTCAGCCCGAACATCTTGTTAATTTTTTCAACGGCTTCCCGTCTTGCATTGAGCCTACTATACCGGCTGGCAATCGTAGCACCCATAGCCCGTGTAACTTCGTCGGAAATAAGTCGCTCTTTCTTCTGTATATTGGTATTACTAATGCCCAGATAAGTAAGCGCTTCATTCCAATACTGCACCTTTAAGTCGTACAGATTTCTTGCAACAAACGGGGCATCTGTTTTAAGAACCTTAACAGTATCTCCGCGCATATCATTCGTCCCAAAAATGTACGGCTGATTCCCGTCATACTGCATATACAGATTCTTCATGCTAAGACGTTCATTTTCGTCACAAGAAATGAGCACGGGAGTTTTCTGTGCTTTAACGTTAACGTCAATCGTTCTGTCAATCTCCGTCAGTCTTGCAGCAAACATATTAACATCAAGCATACTTCCCGTCCGCAAATAGTTATTATAAATAATAACACTGTTGCTCTCGTTCAGTTCAACCTGATACCCATTAGCCGCAAAAGCTCTACGTCTCTTAGGAACGCGATAAACGTCGAAATCACCCTGTGAAAGATTCTGCAAACAGAGGAATCCCATTTCTTCATCTTCAAAGAACACCGCCTGACCCTGACTAAAAAGAGCAAGCTCCATAAATCTGGGGTCTACTGTTTCAGGCAAGTTCTCCCACTTGAACATACTGATAGACAACTCTGTGAGTCTACGGTAATACTGCGCGTAGGTAGCGTTATTCATATTACCGCTTTCCCAAAAAGCCCTATCCTGTCCGTTTCTTTTTGCCATATTAACCTCCCGTATAGATAGGATTATCCATGCTGTAATTGCCTACGTTAGCGTGGTCAGCCCAGAACGTAATACCGCTGTCAAAAATGTTCTCAATCATTTCGCCAGCATCAGCCGGTAAATCACCATGTACAACACAGTCAACTGTCTTGACATAAGTGAATCTATTTCTTGCATGAATATTCGGAACAGTAATAACGTGCTGCGCGTAACCAAATCTCGTAAAGTACCCGTCAATCTTACGAGCAAATTCGTTGGTAATAGTCCTGTGAAAAAGCCAAAAACCTTTAAGTCTATTTGAAGTGAAATAGTCCGGCGTGTTAGCCCCTGTGTTATGCGGAGCGGCAACTGCGTGCGAATAGATAGCTTGCATTGTATTATAAATGGAGCTTTCAACAGACGGTAAAGCGCCCAAATTCGCTGCGTCTCCTGCAATAGCAGCGCCACCGGCGGCCATTCCCATTGAAGCCGCCGTCATTGCAGCAGCATTTTCTCTGACCCAATTAGCGTTTATTTTAACGTCCTCCGGGTCTATTGGTTTATAGCTGGGAATCTGCCCTGTTTTCATTCCCTCACGCATAGCAGAAAATACATAGTTAACGTCATTTTTTACTGTTGCAGCACCGACCCTTACCTCGTCAACAGCCTTTAGCATAGTAGAACCAGCAAGGGACTGCGCCATATATGCCTTAAACATATCGGTATTATAAGAGCACTGTGAAAAGTTGTTGATGAACATACCCTCCGAATAATTATATTCAGAGCCTTTGTAGTTGATAGGCACACACAAAGCAACAGGCATAGTAGTGATATTGAATGTTATCATAAACTGGCAGACTGCGGGGTTAGTGCCACCAAAATATTCCTGCCTGAAAGCTGCTGTTGCTCCCTCACAGTTCTGTCCCTCAATAAAGCAGTACGGATATGTCAAAAGTTTTTTGTTCTTAGGAGTATAATAATCGAGAGAAGTGATTTTCGGAATACTATGCGGTATTTGTGTTGGAAGCAACTGGTCGTCTAAACTGTCGGACGGAATCATTATCAACGAGATGATTCCGTTATCAGTTCCAAATTCCTCCACCGCAGCAGCAAGAAACGAATTTATAGAAGCAACTGTCGTTTCATTTTCTATATGCCTAAATACGCGCATATTCAGCCCGGTATAAATGCCCCACCGATATGTACCTTGTGTTCCTGCAAAAGTCCATTGGCCTGTTGGACTAAGAGTGCTTGAAAACGTAGTGTAAACAATAACGTCATACCCGGTGAATGTTTTCGACCAGTCAAGGTTATTATCGACGTACATATATTCACCAGTTTCAAGGTTTTCAGGAATAAGATTGTCACCGGCGTTGTCAGTTACAGAGTGCTGCCTTTCAATAAAGCACTCACTTAGGCTCATAGCGAAGAACCACGTCTGTAACTGGTCAATCGCAAAAACGATACCGCACACAGTATTTGAGATATAGACAACATTTGTGATAAATGCGTAGAACCATTTATTAGAATAAGCCGTGTTTCTATACATCATATAGTTGCAATCTCTTACATCATCAGCGGAAGCCTGTACTTTAATATATCCGGGCGTAGCTCTGGTATATGAACATTTAGGGAAATACCTTTTACTCTTTCCGATAAAATACGCTTCTTGATTTGCCGGTGTATCAAACCAGAGAGTATGCCTATAACTCTTATCTACTGGCACATCAGAAAGCAATCTTATGTCAGAATTAGGAACGATATATGCCATACATTTTCCTCCTAAAAGAGAGGGAGAGAAAGTCCCTCCCTCTCAAGTTTGTTGTCAGCCCTTGGCAAACGTGATAGCGTCACCGACCTTGGCAGTTGCCACAGTGATAGCGGCGCTCGCGGTATACGTCGTGCCGTTGATAGTGAACACAGGCTTGATAGTAGTCTGCGCAGCGGGTACGATGTAGGCGCCATACTTATGGACAGCAACGCCAGCCGCAGTCTCCGCAGCGCCCTGCACAAATTCAATCTGGCGGGAGCTAAGCGAAGCAGTTTCGTCAACAGCCACGGTCAGAATGTTCACGCCATCGCCAGCCGTAATATCGGTAATTTTACCGGAAAGAGAATCAGGAAGCGCGATATCAGCAGAACTGTCAACGAAAACAACAGCATTGGAGAAGATACTGTACGAAACAGTTTTCCATACATTATAGAAATAGTTCCAGTACATACCACTCGCAACATACTTCTCGGTGAATTTGGACAGGTTGTCGTAAATCTGAAACCACTCCTTATCCACCAGCACCGCTTTGACTTTCGCCATGAGAGCCAGTTCAGCAGCCGTGACTTCTTCAATCATATCGGAGCTTTCACGAATGATATCAAAACGTTCATTGTCAAATGTGGTGAAATCGTCAATGAGTTTCAGGTGTCCCATGAAGTCCGCTTTCTCCATGTTAAATGCCGATGCAAGCACATTTACATCATACTTAGCATTGTACATCGAATCCATGAAGATATACTGGTCATTTTTCGGGCTCACATTATGAACCCCAGCAGCATTATACTTGGTTTTCATAAATGTCATGTCATTCGACGTACCGCGGAAAGCGACAGCGGCATCTGTGAGAGCAGTTCCATCGAGCTTGACAGGAAGCATCTTACCCTTGGTAACGCCCTTAATGATGAGATACTTGAAGAGAAGATACTCGTCGTACTCGGCAGCCACGCTAACAGCGCTGACAATTTTGGCAATCAAATCCTCAACACCGTTAATGCTAAGGAACGCCATGCGGAACTCCTCGTCAGTAATACTGACCGGATACTGTACACGGAAGTTCATGCAATGGAACGCAGCCCGAACATCGGGAAGCGTCTTTTTCAGCTCGCGCTGCTCGGCCTTGTCCGTGCTAAACTCACGAGCCTTGGTGATGTTGACGAACACCTCTTCAACGGTTTCACCAAACTCAAGATAACCCTTTTTAAGCTCGGCATAGGCGTTGTTAAACGTTGCGCTCTTTACACGAACAAGTGCGATACGGTTAACGAGCGAGCTAAGAAACTGGTTAGCGAGAGACGGATATCCTGCGAGCATTTCACCGACCTTGGGAATTTCAGTGGCTTTGGTGATTTCAGGAATAGTGCTCTGATACTCGTAGGACGCATTTGCACGAATGGTATTCAGGATATCAATCGTGCTCGCATTAAGAGAGGAAATAGCAACTCTGGTAGGCATTAGTTAACCCTCCTTAAAAAGATTTTCATAAGTATATTTTTTGCCCGAATTGTCATCAGATTCATCATCGTCATCATCTTCGGGCTTACCGTTCATAAAGCGGTCACGATATTTCTGCCGCCATTCGCGGTCGTTCTGTTCATACTTTTCCTTGTAGTCAATGTTTTCACTGTTGCTGTAATTGTCAAGAGTGTCAGCTATATCGTCAAAAAGTTCAAGCGTAGCGTCAGAGGTATCTTCGCCTACAATGGCACGAACCGACGCCAGAAGTTCGTCTTTAGTTCTTACGGACATATCATCTTCTCCTTTTTAAATAGTATATCCATGTCATGCCAGACTTTGCTTTGATATTCTTGTACCAATATTCGGCGTTGCTTACTCTGACATTGTAGCTTGAAGCTGCATACTCTGCTGCCGGACGTTCGTAGCAAAGTTCAAACACGCCTGTTAAATCGGCCAATGATAAAGACTTTCCGGTGTTGTTGATACCCTTTTTAAAATTTTCATATGTGGTATAGTACCACGGTGATATGTCAACACCGATATTAAGAAACGGAGTGCTGTAATAGTTATAAAGTTGATGTAGCCAACTGCTTGTAACGATTGACAAGAAGAATAACATTTGAGCATTGCCGTCATTTGGAATGGCGGTCTTGTCACTAAAGTGTGGGGAGTAACCCTTTCCCCCATACGCCACAGCGTTATCCGCGTTGATGTATGTATTTGCTGGTGTAAACTGAACAAGGCCGTAGCCGTGCAAGGCTGCCTGTTCTGCGTTCCACCCTACAAACTCGGTGAATGCTGGCACATAATCACCCTGCCATCTCCACGGATTTAACCCGCTTTCATATGTGACGTTGCCGAGCATAGCGGCGATAGCTTTGTCTGTCCAGCCATTAGCCATCAGCACCTTTGCAATTTCAAGCGCGTTGCTTTTCGCTGCACCGCTATCTTTTGCATAGCCACCTGTGCTCTTAGCGTTCCACCCCATTGTCACACCCCACACATACGATTTACTTCGTCTTGGATAAGATTATAGAAAAATTCTCCAATGCGCTTTTTGCGCTCTTCTCCGTTGCCCCATTTACATTCAAGAACTTCGGAAGCAAAGCGCGATACAACAGCGTTGATAGCGTCATCATAGTTTACATTTGTCGTAGTTTCCTTTTCGAGAACCTTGAAGTCATCTATTTGTGCATACATGATATCAAGGTCAAGGGGATAACCACGATACTGCTGTATCATACATTTACCTTTAAGGTCGGGGTAATGTATGCCGTCGTTGTAACCCCAACTTGCTATCCACTTTGGAAAACCAGTAGCACCAATTTTCCAGCCAAACCATGATTCAGCCGCATAAACACCTGTGAACAGATTGTGGTCTTTCATGCTTTGACAAAATTCACGGCAAATAGCGGTAATGGTTGCGCTATCCGGCATACCATTTTTAGCCTTGAAGCTGTCGGCATCTTCCATGTCAATCCACACGCCCAAAGGTGGCTTTCGTTTGTTCAGATATTTAAGGCAAGCACCAGCTTCAGCGAGAGCGTCTTTGACTGTCAAAGCGTAGCTATACCAGTACACACCCCACGGAAGTCCCAGCTTACACGCTTGTGCTATATATTCTTCGGCGTATTTGTCAGGGCTTTCCGCGTACCCTAAACGGATAATAACGAAGTCCGGGTCGTGGTCAGAAATGGAGAAATCTTTTCCTTGCCATTCGGAAACGTCAATGCCTTTCATGTCTTACTCCTTGTTTTTGTAAATACCGAGGTAACGTGCGAGAACACTTCTAAGCTGCGGAGAAATCTTTGTAATGTTCTCTACGCAACTGCCTAGTTCCATAATGCAGATATATCCAGAGACACCCTCAAAAATAGGAAGCTGGATTTCCACATTGATAATGGGCAGCGCCCGCTCGCAGAGAACAGCCAGAAGAAGCGCAGCAGCTTCTCCCAATTTAGACCAAAGCCCGGAGCGCATAACGGACGATTTGTATTCGCCATTTCGCACCGAAGCAATCAGTCCAGTGAGAATATCAAGTGCGATAAAGGAAGCCACGACGATTGCCATTTTGACGTTCATTGTATTCACCTCCTTTCATTTTCTTTAAATATTATATCATAAGGGGTTGACAATGTCAATAGTATATGGTAAAATATTATAGGGTGAGTTTAACCATGTCAAATCAAGCGTACTATGACGGGACAAAAGTTCTGTCGTTAAAAGATATCAACGGCGAGAAGCCAGAAATCATAATCGTTACTACAAACCGAACAGGCGGTAAGACAACTTATTTTAACCGACTTTGCGTTAATCGTTGGAAAGAGGACGGCGGCAAATTCATGCTTGTATATAGGTATAATTACGAGCTGGATAATGTGGCCGACAAATTCTATAAAGACATTCAAGGATTGTTCTTTCACAATACGCATATGACTTCAAAGAAGAACGCAAAGGGAATTTACCATGAGTTGTTTATCGATGATGTTAGCTGCGGATATGCTGTATCGCTGAATAACGCAGACCAGATAAAGAAAAATTCCCATATGTTTAACGACGTATCTCGTATGCTAATGGACGAGTTTCAAAGTGAGACAAACCATTACTGCGCCGATGAAGTTGAAAAACTCATTTCCATACATACGTCTGTTGCTCGTGGTAATGGAGCACAAATTAGATATGTTCCTGTCTATCTGATAGGAAACCCGGTTAGCATTTTGAATCCGTATTATGTTGCTCTCGGTATATCCAGCCGCCTAACAGATAAGGTTAGATTTCTTCGTGGCGACGGATTTGTTCTTGAACAGGGCTTTGTTGAAAGCGCGAGTAAGGCGCAGAAAGAAAGCGGTTTTAACAGAGCGTTTGCCAAAAGCCAGTACGTCGCATATTCAGCAGAAAATGTGTATTTAAATGACAGCAAGAGTTTTATAGAAAGACCTGACGGTGTAAGCCGTTATCTTGCTACATTAAAATACAAAGGGCAGCTATATGCTATTCGTGAGTTTGCAGATTCCGGTATCATCTACTGTGATGACAGAGCAGACGCGACGTACAAAGGACGAATAGCTGTAACTACCGATGACCATGAAATCAACTATGTAATGCTCAAACAGAATGATATGTTTCTGTCGAATATGCGTTACTATTTTGAACGTGGCTGCTTCAGATTCAAAGACCTTAGATGTAAAGACGCATTGCTAAAGGCATTAAGTTATTGAGTATCCGCGTGGGTCTAACACATTGACAAAGCCGGAGAGCACAGGTGAAATATACTGCCGGTAACGTTGTCGGATTTGCTACCCGCTTTGTGTTTGCTCGCGTTATGGATATAGAAAACCCTAAGAGAATTATCTCTTAGGGTTTTTGTTTTTTCTTTTATATCGTTTCCATTCTAAGTTAGCTCTGTTAGCGACGTTTCCTATTTCTACCCATAATATTTCATCGGCGTAGTGAAACGCCTTTTGTACTATATCATTACCAAAGCGTTCTCGGTGCAGCGCTGGTTTATAAAACCCGGTGCTGTCACATAAAATTCTGGTATAGCCAGCGAACGGTAATAGGTCGTAAACCTCTTGTAAGGTTTTGCCTGTGAAATATTTATGGTAAAATTCGGCGTTTGTCATAAATCACAGCCATGCTTAGTACCACGCGGACAGCCCTTGTGCTCGGCAAAGCAACGTTTACAAAACTCGCCGTGGCTATCCTTGGGATAATTTGTAGTCTTGTTACGCTCCTTTATAATCTTTTTGGCAGACGAATTAACAGCTTTATTTTTCATCGAGATTCACCCTTTCATTTTCAATAATGTAGGACGCATACATATCGGCAGTATGCAGCAAAAGAGCAAGGCTATTCTGCTTGAATATATTTCCTATTAGCTGCAAGCCGCGGGTATCAGAAAAACCCATGTGACCGTTAATTGCTTGTGCTTCAACGTCAGCAAGCCTAATAAATTTTGACGCTATATACACACTCTTTTCAGAATGTCCGAAAGCATACTCTTCATCAAAGGTGTATGTTTCATACTGTTCCCACTGGTTTGAATCGTCTTTTCTCCAGCGCAGTTCTGTTTTATAGGTATTCGCCTTGCAAATGTCGTGAAGCAGCGCAGCAATAAGAACATTCATGTCATCAAAGGGAATATAACGTTCTTCATCAACTCCCGGAAACTGATAAGCTGCCGAGAATAAATTGGCTGCGTCGAAAACATTCAGGCTATGCTGACACAGTCCTCCCTGCTTTGACAGGTGATATTTTGTCGAGCAAGGCGCTGTAAAGAAATCTGTGCTTTCGAGATACTTTATAAGCTGTTCAATTCCGGGGCGCTTAGAAGCTCTAAGCAGCGCTACAAATTCGTCGTGATTTTTGTTACAATCTATAATCATCAAAAAAGTCCTCCATGTTAGATAATCTTTCGTGTACCAATGACCAGTCTGTGTTACTCATAAGGACAAAGAGTTTGTATTTATCAATTGTCTTATCTATGGTTACGCCATATGTTTTAATGTGCATTTCTTCTATTATAGACAGTATGTCTATAAGTTTTCTCATTGAACCTTGGTAAATAAAGAATTCCATGTTTACCTCTTTTTCGTTATAACATTGACATTCGCAGGAGTGTAGATACTCACACCCTCTGCACGGACAATCCGAGCAAGTAAAATATAACTCACTATCCGGGTCGCAATATTCCGGGAGTGTTGTTACATCACAATTCGCACAATTGTCGTACATTGTATTACCTCATTTCGTATGTTGTTTCGGTAAGCAGCACACCGCCCTTAATTCGTTTTGGTAATAGTTTTCCGGGGACTTTAAGGCCGACGTTAAAATCATTTAATGAACGACGCTTTGAGAAGAAATCAATTTCTTCCTCTGTGTACTTTGGAATGTCTGTTCCTCTAAGAGTTTCTTTGCACCACTCTTTTACTTTTTCTGGCGTTGATTCAAGTGATTTTGCAAATAGGTCTTTACATTTTTCCGGCATACCAGCACACTTTATTTCAAGGTATGGTTTATTAACCGGGATTTGATTCTCGTGAGTGACGTGTTCTATGTATGTTTTCTGACGTGTAAAATAAGCGTAGTCCCAGCATGATTCAAGTTTCCAGCAACAAAATTCTCTATCGTCAACTTTTATTCCTGTGATATCTTCGGGTGCAAGGTCACAGTGTATACTATCTGTGTCTGCGTAGATGAAACCGGGCTTATCTTTTCCGTGATAGTTCTTTTGCGCTGCTCTAATTGTAAAATCTCTTGCATAACTTGTTATGGCTGAACCTATTGGTATGTAACCGGGCTTCTTGTCGTATGCTTCAACAGGAAAGAAACCGATAGAGCCATCGTTTTTTACAAATGCTACTTTAAAACTTGAACGCGTACTACTTGCCATTTTTCCGTATAGATTGTTAAGGAACAACTTAGCAAGCTGCCGCATTGCTCCTTTACTGTTAAGTTTTTGCTGCTTATACTTCTCCATGTAATCATCAAACAGACCGGCGTATGCTCTGAAATAACATCCGTCTAATATTTCAAATTCTGTCAACGTGTAGTGCTCTTGTATTAGTTTTAAATCTGTCATTGTTACTGTCATTAGCATACGAGTATCTTTTAACTTCCCTCCCCAGGTATAGTAACTGTAGTATTCATTTGTTTCAGGGTCATATATGTCAGAAGTTTCTAAGTTCTCCGTCCCTATATACATCGGGTGATGCTTTGCTTGTATAAATGGCAAGTAACCGTCCTTGATTTGAAACCTTGTTTTAATTCGCACAAAATAATAATGGTTGCCGTCTTGTGCTTCTGGCGGTATAAAATTTCCGTGCCAAAATGTAGGCTTTCCTGTGGGATATTTGTTACCGCTCGTACTACTCATTACTGACGGATACAATGAGTTTACATCTGCCGTTGTTCCGTTTCGGTATATTTTATCCTCTTTTCCTTTAACAAGATAACACCAACCGCCGCGATAACTTCTGCGCACATACTCGCCGGCATTGGGATAACCATAAAGCTCTTTGTCAATTTCGCACTTGTAAATATCTGGTAGTATTTTTTCGTATTCTTCCTTACACCAAAAAGTATTTTTAAATTCTTCAAGGCAGCACGAACCTATAGTCATTTTATCGTGGCCTTGCGAAAACATAATTTCAAGCGCTTCCTTTACAACAAGAACATCATTAGCTATGTATCCCTGTTCTTCCTCTGTTATTGGGCAGCCGGAATAACGTATTCCGGTATATTCAATAGCGCTTTTCCGATGTTTTGTTTTAAACGATTCACCTATCTGCGCCACACTAAACGGGAGCAGCTTCAAGCTATCAACAATTTTTATAATTTTGTTATTAACTTTGATAGTGATATCGTACCATGCGCCCATGTCCGAGATGAGATAGCTGAACGTATTGTTTTTCATGTCTTTCTGCTTTTGCCATTCAACAAATGTTCCGTCATCGTTTAATTTATTGTATGCCTGTTCAAACTTTAGTTCTGTCAATAGATAGGACAGCCAGAAACTTCCGTCAAACTTTAGGTTGTGATAATATATGATGATGTTGCTGTGCAAGTTAACAAGATATTCAAACGTTTCGTCTATTGAATGGTGTATAACAACGTCCTCGGAATTAAATTCAACACAAGCGCTTGCCCATACTTCGGTGTAGGTCTGCCCTTTAAAGACAGTAGTTTCAAAGTCTCCGACAAAGTAACGGTAAGACGGCTTTTTCATGTTTCATCGGCCATTGAAAACGCCATTGCTTCCGCGAATGTCGGCGCTCTTCCTCTCAATGCATTTGCTATTGAAATGACTGCGGCTCTAATATGCTCTGTACTTGATTCACGCATAACATCATGCGCACTATCCAACAATATCTCTATGCTTGCAGTCGGTATACCCGACGTTACAGCATATGCGCCACGCTTGGCTATTTCATCATCAATAATAGACAACAGCAGGTCGCTCATTTTATCAGAAAAAGCTACTACATCGGAGCGGCGCTTTCTATACTGCGGATTTGATTTATCGCCGAGAATCAAACGAAGTCTATTTATGAAATAGCTGTCACCGTCTATCGCTCTTACACCTACAGGGAGAACAACCATTTCATCTGGGTCTACTCTGCGTCTTGTATCAGCTGCTCTTTTTGTTGCTTCTTTACGCTTCTGTTTGAAGTACGATTCTGCGTTGTAGGCTTCGCCTGTGCTTGGCTCTACGAAAAAACCAATTTCGCGCAACGTGTTAGGCGTTACTCTTTTAAGTCTCTCAACGTCTTTCTTTGTAGGAGCTTTCGGAATAGGCGGCAGTTCATAATCAAAAAAGTATCCCTTGCGTTTGTTCCTGCTAATGAAATCTCGTATGCGCTTTCTTTGCTTCCTGTAATCGCTTAGATTGCTCATAACGGACACCCCTTAACGAACGGGAGAGGGTTTTTACCCTCTCCCACTTGTGGATTTAAAGAACGGAACAGGTAATGAACTCCTTACCGTTGTAGTTCTTAGAGGGCTTTTTGTAGACCTCAATTTCAAACGGCTCGCCAGCCATTTCTGCCCAGATTTCCTTGAAGTTGCGGATAAAGGATTCCGAGCCGGTGACGAACTTGTTATCAGACGTATCGACGATAACGATTTTGCAATAGTCTTTCTTGTCCTTGGACTTCTCGTTGTGGACTTCGATGATGGCATACGCGGCAGGAGCGATGATAAAGGTATCGTTTTCGCCGGTAACGACGCTGTCAAGCTGCTGCGCGTTGGTAAAGTCTTTCATGCGGAGACGTTCACGGGCGGAAAGCTCCTTGCTGGTTTCGACGATGTTAGCGACATAAGATTCAGACATTTTAATTTTCTCCTTTTAGTTTATTTTGTTGATTTAGGCTTCGGTAGCGGAAACTTCGGCAGCTTCGCGAGCAACAGGGGTAGCGTGGGCAAGGAAGAAATCCTCGTCCATTGTGTAGAGCTGTTCAACAACTTCGGAATCGACGATGGAAACGGCCTTGAGAGTGTCGGTTTCGATAACGGCCTTGACAGCAGCCATAGTTTTCTTCTCATCGTTGAGAACACGCGGGAGAGTGACGGTGACGTTCTGCGGCTCTGCGGTCGTAATGTCGAGACAGAGAGCGGTGACGCGGTTGGTGCGGAAAGTGCGGGTAATCTGAGGTTTGCGTGCCATAGTAGTGGCCTCCTTAAAAATAGTTTGTTGGGAGTGCTCCGATTTGAACGGGGCTTTTGCGCTTCCTGCGCTCCCATATAGTAGGGCGGGAGTGCCGCCCTATTGTTAGTATAGCATATCAGGCGTCAAAATGAAAGTTACAAAAAGTTACAAATCGCATACCTGCAAGGTAGGTTTTACTTAATTTCAAGTTTTTCTTCAACGTACTGTAACGCTTCGTAACAGTCATTGCACAGGTGTTTAAATTCGCATATCTTGCACCGTGTTCCTACTGAACAAGAACGTTGTGTTTCGAGTAAGAAATCAGACAAGAGACGGTACATTGCTTCAAGTTCAAGACGGTTGTAGGTTTTGAGTTTAAGTGTAATCATGTTTTTACCTCCCGTGAATATGTGTGATACATTTCCAAGTCCTCAAATAGACTAATAACATAATCACTTGCTTTGCTCATAATTCTATCACCGTGTATACATCGATGTCACGGTATCCATTCCGCTGAAGATGAATTCCAACCTGCGAAATGTTCTGTGCGTATATCTCGCCGTGTTCTACAGTCCCGTCCTTGCGCGTGGCTATGTAGCGGTACAACTTCACGCGCCAAAACTCTTTCGATTCTTCGTCCATATAATACACCTCTCTTTAAATAGCGTCACTCTGCATTTGTCCGGGCTTGTGAGCGGCTGCGGCTGCATTAACGCCATATGGCGCATTATTTTAGTGCCTCATTTTCGAGATTATTGATGATAGTATTCAAAGTCTCACATCTGATTTTTGCGATTTCAATGTCTCTTTCAGTAGGCCAATTATACTTACCACTAATAACGTTCAATTCATAGTTGAGTTCATTATTAAGACATTTGATAGCGTTCGCATATGCCTTCAGTTCAATGCGTCTGCGCTCAATTTTAGTAAATTCCATTTTTAATTCCTCTTTTCGACTATGATTTTAGCCCACTCTGCATTTTTCCGGGCTTGTGACCGGCGCATTACTGCGGCTGCATTAACGCCTATCGGCGTATTAGAGTACTTTTTCAAGCATTTTAATGACATTCTGATATACGGAAATACGAATATCTATTCTTTCATTTTCGGCAATTTTGTATTCACTAAGTTCGCTGCCGTCATCACAGACAATATACTTCCACTGTTTAATATCTTCGATTCTGGCGGCGAGCAAGTCTACAATTTCACCATAGACAGAAATTTCGGCGGCTCTTTTCTCGAATTTGTTCATTTTTAGCTCTCCTTTTTTATGTTGATTATAGTCCACTCTGCATTATTCCGGGCTTGTGACCGGCTTCGGCTGCATTAGACCCCGGCTTAAGAGAGCCGGATTTTATAGGTATAACTTGGTGTTTCATAAGCAAGATACTCGATACCGTTTTCCTTGAAACGATATCCGGCTGTGAACGTCTGTGAATTGAATGTACAGATTCTATAATCATACCCGCCGAGTTCAACCATTCTTTGCCGACACCAAAAATCAGCATTTTCCTTTGCCGATGAAAACCGGCCATAGCACTCTGCCAAGTTTCTGCGGTAGCTATTCCAATAATTCTGCGCTAAATACGCCGCTTTCTTAGAGCCATACTTAAGTTCTGTCATTTTGATTTACCCCCATAAATTTGTTTTGTTTTTCGTCTTGATTATACCATTTGTTTGCGGATTCTGTCAAGTTACATTTTGGTTACAGGCTTTGCTGCCGTCGGGTCAGTTCCTGTACCCTTTGTATCTTGATTAAATTATACCGCGTGTTGCTGGATTCTGTCAAGTTACAATTTGGTAACAGGCTTTGCTGCCGTCGGGTCAGTTCCTGTACCCTTTGTATCTTGATTAAATTATACCGCGTGTTGCTGGATTCTGTCAAGTTACAATTTGGTAACAGGCTTTGCTGCCGTCGGGTCAGTTCCTGTACCCTTTGTATCTTGATTAAATTATACCGCGTGTTGCTGGATTCTGTCAAGTTACAATTTGGTAACAGGCTTTGCTGCCGTCGGGTCAGTTCCTGTACCCTTTGTATCTTGATTAAATT